CCCCAAGCATAGAACGATGTCTTTTAAATGTCCGCGCTGGAACTACGACGAAGCCTATGACGAGCTTCATCATATTTATACAACTAGACAACATGAACGAATCAAAATTAATGACAAGAGGCCAAGTAAGTGAAGAGCTTCTAAAAAGAGGTTATACTAAAAACGAGTATCCCGGTGTTTGGAATACTCCAGATGGAGGAAAGGCGGCTTGGTTTATAGCCGCGAAAAGAGAAAATTTAGATTTTGATAGGAAAAGTTGGGGGCCAGAAATTGCTGCTTGTAAGGAGAGATGGAAGAATAGAAAAAAATGAAGTTCAACGAGTATGTAAAACAGTATAGGCTAAAGTATTTTAAAAATCTTGACAAGTTTGCTAAAATAATAGGAGTGGGAAAAACTATGTGGCGCAAAATAGAAAGAGGTATAAACCCGCCCCCTAAAAAAACTCTATTAAAAAAGTTTGCCAGCTTAACACATATGCTCGCTTATGAGGAAGCTCAAATGTATCAGCTAGCGAAAAGGTGGACTCCATCGGAAGACACAAATACAGGTAATCATATTTTACTTTCCGAGCACTCCAAAGCAGAGTGGCGCGAGGCTCTTATAAAAGAAAATACCCCTGACTATACTATTCCTAAAGAGTGGAATGTTAATCTGAGTAAAGACCAGACAGGGTTGTAGGTCGAAAAGAACCATCGACAGAATCTAAAATCTGATCATCTAGTCCAGCATTGTGCAAAGCTCTATAATACTCTCTTCCTAAATAATTTCTCAAGTACGAATCATCTAAAACATTTCCAGAAGTTAAAACATCTGAAATATGCGGCCTGTACCCTGTCAATTCGGCTTTGTTCGGCGCCGAGTGAATCATGTTAAGAAGAGTGGTTTTCCCTTCGCCGTTGTAAGTTGGATTAGTCCCTTGGCTCATTTAAATTATTTCCTTGTAGTTCTTTTATTTTCTTTCTCAACGACTTCAACTTTCATAGGTGACTGAGGTAGAGGCACTTCTTCCCATCCTACAAATCCCGGATCGCTAGCTTTTGGCAAATATGGCTCTCCGCCGTTCTTTGGAAGAGTTTTTTCAATCGTAAGTTGTTTTAACTGTTCGTTAGGCACCAACATCTTAGTTTTGCGATCTGTCATATAAAAAACCGTATTACGAATTCCGACGCGAACTATACGCGCTTGACGACCAGAAATATAAATAATGTCATCATTATTAAAATCATTACCCATAAACACAAGAACACCTTGAACAAAATTCATAATCATGTCTTTTGCCATAATAGTTATTATCGCGACGAGAAGTAGCCAGCCATAATCACCCACCATTTGCTGAGCGAATGTCTCTGCTTGCTCCTTAGAGATTCCTTCTCCTATAACGTTAACGACATCCGAAGGTTGAACATTAGTAATCTCATTCATAACTTTTATAGTAATTACACAAAAACAAGTGTAAAATATAATTGATGTCAAAAGTTAAACGGGCAGGAGACTTCGAGTCTCTTGAAGTGACGGACGGTAAGGTGAAAATTCATCAGAGGGAACCAATTAAACCAAAAGACAATTTTTATATAGACGAATTACCTTGGACAGAAAAACAAAAACGATTTATACAATTATCTCTTGATAAAAATACTAGGTTGATATTATGTAAGGGTCCGGCCGGAAGCTCTAAGACTTTAACAGCAGTTTATTCTGCGCTTCAATTATTAAACAACTCTAAGGTATCAGATGTTATTTATATGCGCTCTGCCGTAGAAAGCTCTGATTCTAGGTTAGGATTCCTACCCGGAGATGCAGATGAGAAGCTTCATTACTATAATTTACCATTTATGGATAAGTTAGATGAATTATTGAATGAGGAAACTGTCAAAAAACTTCAGAAAGAAAAAAGAGTTTCTATTCATCCAGTCAATTTTGCAAGAGGTATGAGTTGGAATGGAAAAGCTATACTTCTTGACGAAGCGCAAAATAGTTCTTTTAGAGAAATAGTCACGGTTCTTACGAGGATAGGCAAATATTCACGTTGTTTTATCATGGCTGACCCAATGCAGACTGATTTAAAAAATGGCAACAGAGGAGGTTTTGAGAGGCTTTACGGGGCCTTTGACGATGAAGAGAGCAGGTCTATGGGTATTCATACTTTTGAATTCGATGAAAGCGATATCGTAAGATCAGAACTTACTAAGTTTATAGTAACTAAAGTTAATCAGATTCCTGTTTAAGCCATCCAGCTTTTTTAATAATTTTAGCTAATCTAGGAGCAAACTTTCTAACGTCTTTTTCTGGGATATCCCAAAAGAAGGCGTGAGTAACTTCTTCTATTAATACGCTTAAAGACCGATTTTCTTTAAGAGTTGGGTCAATTAGTATTTTTGGGTCTTTGATTTCAGGGTTACAACAAAGGCCGTCCGCGTTATAACTACGATGAGGTTTCCTCCATTTTATTTCGTATTCTACCCCTTCGCAGTTGGAAAACTTTATATTTTCCATAATATGTCTTACACTTTTTTTTGTATATTTAAAAAAAACTTATAAAATATATAGTGTAAATACCAATATGAAGATATATTGCAGTCATTGCGGAGCCGGAGCTAGCTATTCTATGCAAAAACCTAAATTTTGTGGTAGCTGCGGTAAGACTTATCTGGCTTCGCAAGCTTCTAATATTAAGAAAACTACTCAAAATGAACCAGCGGTAGCTTCAACTAACGAAGAAGAAGATGACTTTGAAGTGGAAATCGATTCTCTTCAATTTGACTTTAAAACTTATGGGTCAAATGTTCATAAGTTAGGTGATATAATTGGCAGTTCAAGCGAAGGCGATCTTGAAGAGTCTAGGGAGAGAGACTCGAGTTATACAAAAAGGAACATAGAACGGGACTTCTTAAATGATGCTGGCAGCATAAAGAAGTCCTAGCATGCCTAGAAAAAAGAAGTTAAAATTTGAAGAATGCATTGACGCGATAGACACTGAAATTAATAAAAGAAGAGGTAGATGGAACTTAACTGCCTTATCTTGGATGGATTTCGATGATGTGTCTCAAATAATTCGAGTGCATATATTTAAAAAATGGCATTTATATGACCAATCAAAATCTTTAGCTCCTTGGGTTAATACCCTTATTTCAAATCAGATTAAAAATCTAATAAGGAATAACTACGGTAATTACTGTAGGCCTTGTTTAAAATGCGCCGCAGCAGAATCAGACTCCTTATGTTATATCTATGGAACCCAAAACTCTTCTTGTCCTTTATTCGCCCAATGGGAAAAAACTAAAAAAGCGGCTTATCTCACAAAACTTCCGGCGCCTTTAGAGTCTGTGGAGCATGAAACAGAAAAATTAGAATTGCAGGATTTCGATTTCGACTCAGTGCTTAAAAAATTAAATACTCATCTGAAGAGTAAATTAAAACCAACTGAGTGGATAGTTTACGAAAATCTTTATTTGAAAAATAAAACAGAGCAAGAAGTAGCTAAAATGCTTGGCTATAAGACTTCTGAAAAGAATCGGAGCCCCGGATATAAACAAATTAAAAATATCAAAAAGTCAATTATAGAAAAAGCTAAAGAAATTGTTTCTGATAATATAAATATATGAAAAAGAAAGAAGAGATTATTCTCACTAAGGAGCAGGAAGCTCAGGTCGATGATTTTTATGATGATAAAGGAGTTACTGCTATTAAAGAATTAGTAGCTTTAATATTTCCCAATATAGATGAAAAGTATAGAGATGGGAGAAGCGTTTACGGTAAGGCTATAAAGAGTTATTTAGCTTCTAGAGGGAAAAAGACTGTTGCTACTTCAGATAGGAAAGAGGCTTATGAATTAAATCAGGAAGAAAGAGATTTTCTTTATAACAACTGTTCTACTATGAAAGTTTCTGAAATGTGCGAAACTTTGTACGGCGAAAAAATAAACCCATCTGAAATGAGATTTAGAGCGTGCAGCGCATTTGTAAAAACAATTGATGATAAGATAGTATTATCTGAAGTAGTTAGAGAGGTCTCTCCTAGTGACTACTTGCCACCCAAAAACGAAACTAAAGCTATTGCTAGAATTAATAAGTATGTTCATGAAGGAATAGATAAAAATAATTTAAGAGCCTCTGATAAAAAAAATATTTCTAGGCTTATCGCCTATATGCATACTTACAGATTCCTGCATCAAATATCAAATTATTCTTCTCAGGATAACAGAGAGCTTTTTGAAAGCAGTTTTGTTCGATATACCCATGATAAACCGGACTTGACACAAGAGGAAGTTGATCAGTATATTGTCCTTTCTGCAGAGGTCGTCATAGCTTCTAATATTCAAATCAGGGTAGAAAGGCTACAAGAACTTTTAGACCAAGCGGCCGAAGAAACGGAAGGAAAAAGAATGGCTATGAGTTTAGTTGAATCTATCAACACAGCGCAAACAGAATACAATCAATGTGTTAACAGACAGACAAAACTTCTCAACGAACTAAAAGAGAAGAGGAGCCAGAGACTTAGTAAGCAGATTAAAGAAAACGCTTCTATTTTAAATTTAGTAGAGATGTGGAAAGACGAAGAGTCTCGTCATAAAATGATTAAGCTTGCTGAAATCAGAAAGAAAGCTTTAGAAGAAGAAGTCGAAAGACTTTCTACAATGGACGAAATTAAATGTCGAATCATGGGGCTAACAGAAGAGGAGGTCTTAAATGGTTAAGTGCGAAGAATGTTGTAAAGAATTTCCATCTGAGAGAAGTCTCCATGCTCATTTAAAAAGCCATAAGCTAAAAGTAAAAGATTATTACCACAAACATTTTCCTCGTCGAGACAAGTACGATAACGAATTAATCAAGTTTACTAATAAGGAAAGCTACTTCGCAACTGATTTTAATAATAAAAACAATTTAAAAAAATGGATGTCTCACGTAGAACCGTCAGTGGCAAAAGAATATTTTAAAAATTTTCTTATCGGTAGAAAGCAAAAAAAAGATTTAGAGTTTGCTCCTTGTCAGGTCGAACTTAGATCTCTCATGAGTCCATCTGTAGCTTATTACCAAAAAGTATTTGGAGACTATAATGAAATATGCCAAGAAGTGGGCCTAGCTACTAAATATAAAACTATAACAGAGCCGCTTCCTTATAGCCCTGAAAAATATAAACACGAAAAAATTTATATAGACACCAGAGAACAACAACCTCTAGATATCATCGGGATACATACAGAAGTCAAGGGCTTGAAGTATGGCGATTATGCTTTAAGTGATAAAGATCTTACATGTAACTGTTATATAGAAAGAAAATCAATACAGGACTTAATAGGCACGCTGAGTGGCGGTTATCAAAGATTTTGCGATGAAATAGAAAGAGCTGAATCAGAAGATGCTAATTTAATTGTTCTTGTAGAAAATGATTATAATTCAAGCTTAATGTTCCATAAGCTAAAGAGAACCTATAAGAAAAACGTAAGGACAAACCCTCAACACATATTTCATAATATTCGTACAATTATTCAAGAGTATCCGAACGTGCAATTCTTGTTTGTGAAAGATAGAATAGAATCAGTCAGGGTTATGAAAAGAATATTTTTTAGCGAATGTAAATATAAAGAAATTGATTTGCAGTATGCTTACGATTTAAAATTGATATGAGAGGTCATATAATACTAACTTATGAGCAGGCTTTTCTAATTATCTTGCTTGTCATTCTTATTGCATATTTAGACTAACATGTGGTACACTCCAGAAAAATATCAACGAAATGTCAAAGATACTAACTTAGAGTTATTAGAACTAAAAGGAGAGTTAGAGTCTAAAGCCGCGAAAATATCTTTAGCTAAGTTTCTTCGGGCTAACTTAGGATTTACAGTAGAGCTTATCTCAGGGATAAAGCTGGCTCCTTTCCAAGAAATTACTCTTAAAGGGTTTTTTAACAGAAACTTTAACATGTGCGTCTGGGGGCGAGGATGCGGTAAGACTTTTATCGCGTCCGTGTACTGCTTTTTACAATGCATTTTCGAGCCCAATACAAAAATTCTAATAGCCGGACCAACGTTTCGTACGGCTAGATTCATATTTCAAAATTTAGAAAAGATAGTTGAGAGCAAAGGGGCTGAGCTACTTGCTCAAGCTTTTGGCGCGAAGTCTAAACGTAACGACCAATTCGAATGGAGAATAAACGGTGGAAGTATTACAGCGATACCTTTAAGCGGCGAAAAGATTCGTGGTTTTCGTGCGAACATTCTTGTACTTGACGAATATCTGCTATTGCCAGAAGAAACTATTAAAACGGTTCTTATGCCATTTTTGGTTGCACCGCAAGACATGGCTGAAAGAATTAGGGTTAGAGAGATAGAAGACTCTTTAATCAAGAGCGGTAAGATGGAAGAGAAGGATAGAATGGTATTTGAAAACAAATCAAAAATGATAGCTCTATCTTCTGCTAGTTATAGTTTTGAAAATCTCTATAAAACATACAAAGAATGGATGGGTAATATTTATTCTGACGATATTTTAGACTCTAAATATTTTATATCTCAAATGGGATTTGACTCTGTGCCGCCTGACATGATAGACAAAACTGTTATCGAAGAGGCTCAGTCGGGAGGCTCGTCCAACTCCTCTTTTCAGCGGGAATATTGCGCACAATTCACAGATGGTAGCGATAGTTATTTTAGTGCAAAAAAAATGCATGAATGTACTGTGCCTGACGGAGAGGCGCCGCATACTTTAGTTACAGGTAACCCAGAAAAAGAGTATATACTTGGAATAGACCCCAGCTTCAGCAACAGTCCTAGTTCTGACTATTTCGCGATGTCGCTTCTTGAGCTAGACGAAGGGTCATATACCTTGGTGCATTCTTACGCTGTGGCTGGTGGAGATTTAAAAGATCATATTAAATATTTATTTTATCTATACAAAAACTTCAATATAAAAATGATAATTATAGATAACGCAGGTTATCAGTTTATCGACAGTGCAAATGAATCTGAAGTTTTTAGAGAAGCTGGCTTAGAAATTAAATTTTTTAATTTTAATACAGAGAAACAAGGAATAGAGTATGATAAAGAACTTAAAAAAGTTAAAAGAGCTTACAGTCCAAAAGATAATATAGTTTGCTTTAAACAAATCTTTAGTTCTGATTTTTTAAGAAATGCTAACGAATATTTACAATCTTGCATAGATCATAAAAGAATATTTTTTGCTTCGAGAACAGCAGCCTCAGGCAGTTTTTTCTCTAAAGTATCTTCGGCTAAAGTTCCCCTCAAAATGACTCACTTTAACGATATAGGAGAAATGATAGAAACTCAAGATACTTTAATTTATCAAACTAAGAAACAATGTGCTCTCGTAGAGGTTAAATCCACTGCAAAAGGCACTCAAACGTTTGACCTTCCGCAGCACCTCCGAAGAAGCACTTCTGCTAATCGTGCTAGAAAAGATAATTATACAACATTAATGTTAGGTAACTGGGCTGTTAAAGCCTATAATGACATGAAGAACATGAAAGTCGAAGAAGTTAATACGACTTTTGTTCCAAGGATGATTGATTAAGTGTAATTTAAAATTAAAATGGCAGTTAAAAGAAAAGTTAAGAACGAAAACACCGTTAACGAACCGCTAATGGCAGGCGGAGATTTTATTGAGACTGTCGCTTCTACTAGATCGCGTCGCAATAAAGCTGGATCTATTGAACGCACCGATAGATATCGAAATATAGATGACGGGATAATTCCATTTAGGTATTCTCAAGGAATTACCAATAATTCTAGTCTAGATATTAGAGACACTATAGTTCTATGTCAGAAAGCTTACTATAATTTTTCTGTTTTTAGAAATACTATTGATCTAATGACAGAATTCTCTATGAGCGGTATTTACTTTACTGGAGGAAGTAAAAAAGCAAAAGATTTTTTTGATGCATTATTGAAGAAAATAAACATTAATAATCTTCAGAGTAAATTTTTCAGAGAGTATTATAGATCTGGGAATGTTTTTATCCACAGATTTGATGCTAACGTTTCTCAAGCTGACGTCACGAGGATGACGCAGACTTTTGGCTTAAATTCAAACGCTTCATTTACTCTTCCGGCTAGATATATTATTTTGAATCCAGCAGATATTCAAATATCTGGAAATATTACTTTCGCCACAGGAGAATTTAAAAAAATTCTTACTGATTATGAACTAGAGAGATTAAGGCACCCAAGAACAGAAGAAGATCGCCAAGTTCTAGAAAGCTTTGATCGTGAAACTATTAAGAAGATTAAAGGAGAAGGAAATAAAAAGCCGGGGTATAACGCTGTCAGTATTCCTTTGCCGCTAGATAAAATTACCGCAGTCTTTTATAAAAAACAAGATTACGAACCCTTCGCAGTGCCGATGGGTTATCCTGTTTTAGAGGACATTAACTGGAAGCAAGAAATGAAAAAGATGGACATGGCTCTTACTAGAACCACAAATCAATCTATTCTTCTTGTCACTATGGGAGCAGAGCCGGAAAAAGGTGGAGTAAATCAAAAGAACCTTTTGGCTATGCAGAAACTATTTGAAAATGAATCCGTAGGGCGTGTTCTCATTTCTGATTATACTACTCAAGCAAAGTTCGTTATCCCTGATATCGCAGGAATACTTGACCCTAAAAAATATGAAGTGTGCAATCATGATATTCAAATGGGTCTGAATAACATTCTTCTTAGTGATGAGAAGTTTGCTAATTCAAGTATTAAAGTCCAAGTGTTTATGGAAAGACTTAATGAAGGAAGAAAAGTATTTATTAATGATTTCTTAATACCAGAAATTAAAAGAATCTCTAAGGAAATGGGTTTTAAAAATTATCCTACTCCAAATTTTGAAGACTTAGATCTCAGAGATAATTCTGTTTACGCTAGAGTATATACTAGG